ACGAGGAAAGCGTGTCAAAAGAAATAGATCTAGTCAAGCATCTTGATGAAGTAAACAAGGTTGCATCTGAATACCTTAAAGGAACAGACACAGCACAAATATCAAAAGATTTAGACATACCTCGTACTCGCGTCATGGCCCTTCTTAACGACTGGCGTAAAATGGCTGCCAATAATGAGGCTATTCATGCTAGGGCAAGAGAGGCATTGGCTGGTGCAGACCAACATTATTCTAGTCTAATTAAAAAAGCATATGAGGTTATTGAAACAGCAGATCAAACGGCAAATCTTAATGCTAAAACAACATCAATCAAACTTATTGCAGACATTGAAGCAAAAAGACTTGACATGCTTCATAGAGCAGGCTTGCTTGACAATAAAGAAGTAGCAGAAGAACTTGCTCGCATGGAAGAAAAGCATCAAATTCTTATAAACATTCTTAAAGATGTTGCCACAAAGCATCCAGAAATTCGTAATGAAATTATGTCAAGGCTTTCTGAAGCAACTGACGGAGTGATCATAGTTGACAATTGATTTCTCTGACTTTATGGAGGCTCTTGATGACAATCCATTTCAGGAAGAGCCAGTAGATGTAGAAACTTTTGTAAAGTCGTCAGACTTTTTAGGACAGCCAGAGTTGTCTCACTATCAGTATGTTCTTGTAGAGTGCATGAGTCAGATATACAAAGAAAAAGATCTGCAAAGATTTATGGGGAAGGAAGAGGGTAGTGAGCACTACAAGAAATATACTAAGTCAGAAGTTATATTGCAACTTGGCAAAGGATCAGGTAAGGATCACACTTCTACTGTGGGCTGTGCTTATCTTGTTTATAAGCTTCTTTGCCTAAAAGATCCCGCTGCATATTTTGGTAAACCTCCTGGTGATGCCATTGATATTATTAATATTGCTGTAAACGCACAGCAAGCAAAGAATGTTTTCTTTAAAGGATTCAAAAACAAGATTGATAAATCTCCATGGTTTGCTGGAAAGTATGATGCTAAAGTAGACAATGTTGAGTTTGATAAGGCTGTTACTGTTTATTCTGGTCACTCAGAAAGAGAGAGCCATGAGGGTCTAAACCTTATGCTTGCCGTCCTTGATGAGATTTCTGGTTTTGCCCAAGAATCAAGTAGTGGTAATGAAAATGCAAAGACGGGCGAGGCTATTTATAAAGCTTTCCGTGGTTCAGTAGATTCACGTTTCCCAGACTATGGAAAAGTAGTTCTTCTTTCATTCCCACGCTACAAGGGAGACTTTATTTCTAAAAGATACGACGACGTTGTTGCTGATAAAGAAACTGAATTTAAAAAACATACTTTTGTTCTTAATCCTGCTTTACCAGAAGATGATCCGGGAAATACCTTTGATATTGAGTGGGAAGAAGATAGGATAGAGTCCTATAAGTTCCCTGGAGTTTATGCACTCAAAAGACCTACATGGGAAGTAAACCCAACAAGAAGTATTGAAGACTTTAAGCTTGCATTTTATACAGATCCAGCAGACGCAATGATGCGCTTTGCCTGTATGCCTAGTGTATCTTCAGATGCATTTTTTAAATCGCGGGACAAGATAGAAAAGTCACTAAGTATTCGTAACCCGCTTGATAATTTTAGAAGGATAGATCCTAGTTTCAAACCAGACCCAGATACATCATACTTTGTTCATGCAGATTTAGCACAGAAGCACGACAAGTGTGCGGTAGCATTAAGTCACGTTGAGAAATGGGTAGAGGTACAAACATTTAATGATTATACTCAAGTAGTTCCATTTGTTGTTGTAGATATGATTGCATGGTGGGAGCCTCACAGAGAAGGCCCAGTAGACCTCTCTGAAGTAAAAAACTGGATTATTGATCTGAGAAGAAACGGATTTAATCTTGGCCTAGTGACATTCGACCGCTGGCAATCATTTGATATTCAGCGGGATCTAAAGAGTGTAGGGATTAACACAGAGACTCTTTCTGTTGCTAAGAAACACTATGAAGACTTAGCCATGCTTTTTTATGAAGAACGTGTAGTTGCCCCACATATTGAAATACTTTTAGAAGAGCTTTTAGAACTTAGAATTGTTTCTAATAATAAAGTTGATCACCCTAGAAAAAAATCTAAGGATCTAGCAGATGCTATGTGTGGTTCAGTTTATAATGCTATATCTCATTCCAAGAAAGATACCTTTGGAGAGATAGAGGTACATACTTGGTCATCATTTAAGGCAGATAGAAACAGAGAGTTGATAGAAGAAAAAGAAAAGCCTCAGATGACACCAGACATAAAAGACTATCTTTCTAATTACAAACTGATATAGGAGAAAAATGAAATATAACGGCAAGGCTCTTTGTTTTGATGACATTCTTCTTGTTCCACAAAGAAGTTCGATATCTTCAAGGCACGATGTAGATTTGTCTATGAGCATAGGACATGGAAAAAGAAAAATAGATTTAAAACTTCCACTAATCGCTGCCCCCATGGACACTGTATGTGATACTGAAATGTGTATTGCTTTGCATGAAGAGGGTGCAATTGGAATTCTTCATAGATATATGTCTCACGATGATCAAATAACTAAGTGTAAAGATCTGATATCTAATAAAATTAATTTTGGTGTTGCCATTGCATCTAACAATGGATATCTTGCACAGGCAAAGAGACTTTACGATATTGGCGTAAGAATGTTTTTGGTCGATACAGCAAATGGTCACGGTGACTATGCAGTACGGGCAGTGGATCAATTACGGCTGTCCTTTAGTGATGTACATATTATGGCTGGAAATGTTGCCACATCCGAAGGATTTATTAGACTCGCTGAAGCTGGTGCTGACTCAATTAGGGTTGGAATCGGCGGTGGTGGTCTTTGTACAACTAGGATTGTTAGTGGTCATGGCGTGCCAACTTTGCAATCAATATTGGATGTTTCCGAAAGAAACTTTACAGACTGCTCCATAATCGCTGATGGTGGCATTCGTAATAGCGGAGACATGGTTAAATGCTTTGCCGCAGGAGCAGATGCAGTAATGGTTGGATCTATGATTGCGGGATCAAAAGAGGCACCAGGAAAGTGGACAACCAGGAATGGGCAGCCTTGGAAGGTTGTAAGAGGAATGGCATCAGCATCTGCACAAAAGGACGCTAATGGAAAGGTTTCTGTGGCAGAGGGCATTTCTACTTTTGTTCAAGGGACTGGACCAATAAGAAACCTACTTTCTGATATTCGTGGAGGTCTTGGCAGCGGTTGCTCGTATTCTGGAGTAGAGGAACTTTCAACGCTTTTCTATAGTTCAGAATACAGGATTGTCTCTCAGGCATCAATTACCGAATCACATCCACATACTAATAAGGGTTAAAATAGATATATGGATGAAGATGATGACGAGCTAATAAAGTTCTTAATAGACATGGGAATCATAGAGCCAATGGGAATTGGCGAGGGAACGCAGGACGAATTGTTTTACGTTACAGATAAGGCACAAGAGGCTTTTCCACAATTACTTGAACAACAAGAAAAGTTTGTAAACGATGCGGTATTTAAGCTTTGGCAATTGGGCTTTTTAGAGGTAGTTTTTAATGATGACGGACAAGTTCTTGTTGGTTTAAATGAAAATAGTACAAAGCTAGATGAGGTGGGCAACATAGAGGACGAAGAGTTAAAAAAGGCCATGCTTGGCATACTTTTAATATTTGGTGAGAAGTTCGGGGGTAGCGGAACTACCAAATAATGGTATAATCTATCTATGCCATGGGAAATTAGACGCAATTACGGTGGCTGTAGTGGCTACGCTGTTGTTAAACTACCAGATAACTCTGTTTCTGGATGCCATACAACGAGAGAATCGGCTAGAGCGCAATTGCGTGCCTTGTACGCCTCTGAATCGGAATCAGCGGAGAAGGACGTTGTAACAAGCGAAACTACCCCTAATCTTTATCCACAGTCTATTGGTTCTGGATATGAAGATGAAAAGAAGAAAAAGAAGAGACAGTTTATTGACACTCAAAAAATAACAAAACATCAACAGCAACTGTACGACATGCTGTCTAGGCAAGAAAAAGCATATGCAGATGCATTATCGGGTATCGCAGAAGAATACGGACCCTTTGATAAGCAAGGATCTGGAATTTGGGTAGGCTATGAGCCACCACAAGAAAATGAAGATGCCGCTATTGGTGTAAAGTGTATAAACTGTGTCTTTCATTATCACACGGATGATGACAAGTTGGGTTGCTCGCTGCTATCCTACTTGGTACAAGAAAACGCTAAGTGTAGATTGGCGGCAATCCCAGACGGGTTAGTAAATACAGGAATGGAGCAACCAACTATGAACAGAGACGAGCAACAAGAATTTGTTGATGATATGATGGAAAGAATTGGTAAGGCAGAAAATGTTCGTGTAGGGCAGATGGTGTCTTGGAATTCTAGCGGAGGAAGAGCGACAGGAAAGGTTACGAGAATTATTCGTAATGGTAAATATAACGTCCCTGGTTCTGATTTTACAATCACAGGAACCTCAGAAGATCCCGCTGTAGCCATTAGAGTTTACAGAGATGGAGAACCAACGGATACAATTGTTGGTCACAAAATGAGCACATTGAGGAGGGTAGGAAAAGCTATGAATGAAGATCTAGAAAACGCAAAGGAAATTCTCAAGTCTTTAGAGAAGGCTCACCACGACATGAAGGAAGAGGCAAAGGCCCACAACATGGACGAGGAAGAAGAGGAGAAGAGCTATAACGGCAAGAAGAAGGAAAAGGCAATGTATGAAGACGAAGAAGACGAAGAGAAGGCAATGCACGACAAGAAGAAAGAAAAGTCTGTAGATGCCGCTATTGACTATGATAGTTCAATTCAGGGCGAAGTACCAGCAGACCTATCTGCAATCTTCTCAAATATGCCAAAAACTGCTAATAAGGCCAATAGGACTGGAAGAGAAAAAGTAGACTTTACATTTTTGCAAGGAGATAAATAATGGCAGAAACATATAAGCCAACTGCTGGCATGGTGACTGCTGCTAAGCGTGCCCTTAGATGGAAAGAAGAGGGCAAGGCAAAGGGTGCTGGAACTCCCGTTGGTTGGGGCAGAGCATCCGATATTGTGGCAGGAAGATCAATGTCTTTGTCTGTTGTAAAGCGCATGTATTCATTTTTTTCAAGGCACGAAGTTGACAAGAAGGGTAAGGACTTCTATAACACATCTAACCCTTCAAACGGAAGAATTATGTGGGACGCATGGGGCGGTGACGCTGGCTTTTCATGGTCAAGAAAGATCGTACAAAGAGAAGCAAAGAAGCACATTTGGACAGACTCACCATTTTCTTTTCAAAAAACAATTGACAACGAATAAAGCATGGTGTATTCTTTACCTCTAAAGAAGGAGAGATAATGAATGAGAATGAACAAGCTCTACAGACTATGGTTGAGTATTATCGTAACAAATGTAATAAACTTGAGCATGATTTTCTTATCTATAAAATCAACGCTGAGAAAATCATTAAATCAATCAATACAAATTCGCCAAGGTCTGACCAGGATTCCACGGAAGAATCAAATGGAAACTCAGTCTCAGAAGATTAGAAAAAATAATACTGTGACCATTGCTATTGTAGGCGAAAAAGCATATTGGGTTCATCAAAATATTTTTTATGAAACTGACGTTGTTGATGGAGAGATTGATAGAGACTCTGCACGACCAATTGATGCCCACAATCTTTCAAGAAAGCAATTCAATGAGTTGCTTGAGATATTAGATAGCATTTCTTAATATCATGAACGACTATATGTTTTTTATTTGGGTTGCTATTGCTATTGTCCAAGTAGTTTTATTTTCATTCTACCTTGGGAAATTATCAAAACATGATCAAAAAATAATTGAAGAATCTATTGACATAATTCCCATTTGTAACTATAATGGATACAACTATTGGCTAGAAGAAACTGGTCTATATAGATTGCAAGAAAATAATAAAATAGATAAAAAATCTGCTGAAAGAATAGATCAGGTGAATACAAAAGATCTATCTCCAGTAGAGGTTATCTACATAGTAGAAACTATAAGGGAACAAAAATGATTATTGCGGTTCAGGGTACAAAAAGATTTCAAGATTATGATACTTTTATGCGTGCTATGGGCGTAGCATTATCTCAACCAAACAATGAGGACATAATTGAGGTCTGGTCTGCTGGCCCATACAAGATTAATTCCTTTACTGCTGCCTTTTGTAATTCTGCAGAAAATTATCTCAAGCAAAAGGGATATAGAGTGCTATTTAAAAAGTTGCCAGAAGATTACATAGAAGAAAATATCGACTATGTTTCTTACCTTGCCTTCTTTAGTAAAAAGAATGAGAATCAATCTAAGCTTGTGAGCATTGCAGAACTGGCAGACATTGAAGTTGGAATTTACAGGGATTAATATGTTGAGCAATAAAGATGTTTCTTATCTTAATCTTGCACGATCCTTGGCAGAAAGATCTGAGGAAAATAAAAGGCATGGTGCTGTCGTAATCAAATCTGGAAGGGTCGTTGGCTATGGTTTTAATAAGTTTAAAAATCATACAGACCTGTTTCCAGAGGAACTAATTAAGATTCATTGTTCACGACATGCAGAAGAAGTTGCAATTAAAACCGCTGGACAAAATGCAAAGGGAGCGATTCTTTATGTTGCAAGAGTAAATAGGCAAGGAATAGATAGGAATAGCAAGCCCTGCAAAATATGTGCAGATATCATAAAGAATTCTGGGATAAAAAAGGTTATTTATACTGTGGAGGAAACATGTCACTAAATTCATGGTCTTTAATATTTTTTGGTTCTCAAGCCCTACTTTATCTTAGTATTTATTTTGCAATGTTTAGCACCCCTCCAAATATGCTGAAGTTTATTTTTGCTACATTTTTATGGTTTGTTCAATTGTTTGTAACTTTAATATATGGAATGTCTACAGGGCAGATAGGCTTTGTTTTGATATTCTTTCTTGAAATAGCAATGATAATGTTCGTATACACAGTAACAGGAAAGATGAAATATTATGATAGTAACGAGCCTAAGTGAAGCAGAAAGAATAGTAGAAGAAAGTTCCCACCTATCCTGGGATGGATGGGACATACAGTGTCTTGTTCAAGACGATTATGCAGAGTTTTTACATATAGGGGTTTTTGATCAAACAACTCAAAAATGGTATAAAAGACTTATTTTTGCTTGTGAACCTGATGGATGGAACATTCCAGATTCGATGGTATCATGAGTAAGCAATGGCAAAATAGGGCTAGATGCCTAGACATGAACACAAACTACTTCTTTGATAGATATGAAGAGGATATTGAGTTTCGTAATGGTATAGACTCCTTATGTAAATCTTGCCCCGTCCAAAGGGAGTGTCTAGCTTCTGGCGTAAGCAGGCAAGAGTGGGGTGTTTGGGGCGGGGTGTACTTTGAAAAAGGAAAAATATCAAAAGAATTTAATAATCACAAAAAACAAGAAGAATGGTTTGATATTTGGAAATTCCTAACAATGGAGGTAGAATGATATATACCCCACAAATGAAGTCTGCGGTAAAGTCAATAAAGCCACCGCATGAGTTTGTAATAGACATTGTTGAATATGATATGGGTGGTCACCAATTCATTGGCATTAGATTCTATGAAAGCCAATGGGAGTACTACAATGAAAAAGAAAGACTTGATTGCATCTTGCATTTAGACAAGATTAAGTCTATAATAGAAAGGTTTGGTGTCAGGGTCACACTTGATCCTGTCATTGATACGGGTAACAACCTGCCCACTAATAAGAAAGTACGAGGAAAAGGAATAACATGAGTATGATTACGGTAGTTGGAAATTTGGTTGCTGATCCAGAACTTAAGACAGTTGCTGGACACAAGCTATCTAAGTTGCGTATTGCTAGTAATGAACGCATCAAGGATGGTAGTGGTCAATGGAAGGACGGAGACACCACCTACATTGACGTTGCCTGCTGGCGTAGGCTTGCAGAGGGATCTGAGTCTCTTAAGAAGGGTCAGAAGGTAATTGTCCATGGAAAGCTCAAGGGACGCTCTTTTGAGCGTAATGACGGCTCTAAGGGCTATGCCTACGAGATTGAAGCATCTGATATTGGTGCATCAATTATGTTTAATGGCAGCAATTCTACAAAAGTAGAGCCAGACCTAGACAACCCTTGGTAAAATGTCTGAACGCGAGGAAGCAATAAAAGACCTTATTAATATCTTTTCTCTTAGAGAATTTATTTCTTGGGGAGTAGACGATGTTTCTGTTCCTGGCGTTTCATTTTTTTCCGCAGGCGGTGCTTGTCCTGTACAAGCGGAAGGTAAATACAAAGATTACAATTTTTATTTTAGGTATAGATGGGGAACCGCCTCCCTATCTTTATCTAAAGAAGATCCAGTAGCAAATAAAGACTTTTATGAAGTAGGGCCAGTCGGGGACCCATTAGATGGATTCCTCACAAAAGAAGAATTTGTGGTAATATTCTCTGAATTACTTGGTAGAATAGACAGGGAGATAAAAAATGGATCTTGAACTTAAGTGCATGATATTGGAAGAGTTTTCTAGAGACTTTACAGTTGGAGAACTAGATAGAGAATTCTTCTCTGACCTTGTAATTTATAATGACTTAGGGTTGCCATTAGCGCAGTCAGTAGTATACAAATTAGCTGATCTTACAGAAGAGGGCACAAGAGTAATTGAAGAAACATGGCATAACCTATGTGATCTACTAGATCTTGATCCACTAGAAGAATACCTATCTCTTGATGAAATGATAGACATATATGAATTAGATTCGGAAGACGATGACTGACATACCCTTTACCTTTGGCATTATCACAGTATATGAAGACAAAAACCGTCTTCAAGAAATAATTCAGTCTATTCGTAATCTCAATATTCCAGAATATGAAATTCTTTTTGTTGGTGGTGGAGACAGCCAGGGAATTGAAGGCGACAACATTCGTAAAATAGATTTTGATGAAGAGGTAAAGCCCAAGTGGATTACTCGTAAAAAGAATATTCTTGTTCAAAATGCCAAGTACGACAATATCGTTTTGATGCATGATTATCATATCTTTGATCCAAATTGGTACGAATCTTTTAAATCCTTTGGAACAGATTGGGATATTTGTTCTTGTCCACAATACTTAATTACTGGATCTCGTAATCCTATGGACTGGTCTTTGTGGGATAAGCCTGGTTATGGCAGAGCATGGTCATTAAAATACGATGACTGGTCACAGACACAGTATATGTATATTTCTGGAGGATTTTTTATTGTTAAGCGTCATGTGATGTTAGAAGAACCATTAGACGAGTCACGGGTTTGGAATGAAGAAGAAGATGTTGAATGGTCAATGCGGGTTCGTAATAAGTATGAAATGAAGTGTAACGGCAAAGCTATTGTTAGACATAATAAATGGCATAGACATGCGGGGCCACAAAGATGAATAAGCTAGTTATATTTGACTTAGATGGTGTTCTTTTAGATTCCAGGGAACTTCATTTTGATGCTCTGAATAACGCTCTTGCTATGATAGATAAAAAATATTGTATATCTACAGAAGAGCATCATTCTAAATACGACGGTCTAAGCACAAACAAAAAGTTACAAATGCTAACAGATCATAAGGGTTTACCAGAGACTACTCATGAAACTATCTGGCAAGAAAAGCAAAGAGAAACGCTCAGACTTGTAGAAGACTTTCCATATAACAAAACTGCAATCGCTATTATTTCAGAATTAAAAATACGAGGATACAAAGTAGCGGTAGCAAGCAATAGCATTAGAGATACAGTAAGAACGGCTCTTAATGCTATCGGAGTTTTACATATGGTCGATTATGTTGTTAGCAATGAAGATGTAAAATATCCTAAGCCTTTTCCAGAAATGTATTGGAAATGCATGGTGGCACTTGATGCATATCCCAGAGATACAATTATAGTTGAGGATTCGCATGTTGGAAGAGAGGCAGCGAAGTCATCTGGTGCTACACTATATCCAGTAAAAGATTCTCACGATCTTAAATATGAAAGGTTTATGGCTATGATAGATGAGGTAGACGGTCACATGACCATACCATGGATTAATAAAGAAATGAATGTCCTTATTCCAATGGCTGGTGCAGGCTCAAGATTCGCACAGGCAGGGTACACATTCCCCAAGCCCTTGATTGAGGCTCATGGTAAGCCAATGATTCAGGTTGTTGTAGAAAATCTTAACATAGATGCACATTATATTTTCTTGGTGCAGAAAGAACACTATGAGAAATACAATCTAAAACAGGTTCTTAATCTTATAGCCCCAGGTTGCGATATCATTCAGGTTGAGGGTGTAACAGAAGGTGCAGCATGTACAACACTTCTTGCAAAAGAACTTATTAATGATGACAAACCTCTCATGATTGCTAACTCTGATCAGGTTATGGAATGGGATGCTAATGAGGCTATGTATGCTTTTACAGCATCGGAAGTTGACGGTGGAATAATGACATTTAAGTCTACTCATCCTAAGTGGTCTTATGCAAAGCTAGGAGATGATGGATTTGTTATTGAGGTGGCAGAAAAGAATCCTATTTCAGATATTGCTACCGTTGGAGTTTACTATTGGAAGCACGGATCTGACTATGTAAAGTACGCAGAGCAAATGATTGACAAGAATATTAGAACTAATAACGAGTTTTATGTATGCCCCGTTTTCAATGAAGCGGTGCTTGATAATAAAAGAATAAGGATTAAAAACATTGATAAAATGTGGGGCATGGGAACGCCCGAAGATTTAAATTACTACCTGGAGAATTATAAATGAGAACGGTTATAGAAGTAGGAGCAAATTGGGGCACAGATACAGAAAGACTTGCAACCAAAAACACAACGGTTTATGCATTTGAGCCTACACCACAACTGGTTGATCACCTAAAAGATAAGTTTAAAAATAATACTAATGTACATATTGTTGATGCCGCAGTTGATGAAGAAGAGGGCGAAGCTAAGTTTAATATAGCAGGCACAAGAGATTGGGGATGCTCATCTTTATATGATTTTACAGATGATATTCATGAAAAATGGTTAGATAGGCCAGACTTTCATGTTACTGAAACCTGTATTGTAAACAAGGTTAGATTAGATAATTTTATTATTGATAATGAAATTGATTCTATAGATTATATATGGATAGATGCACAAGGCAACGACTTTAGAGTTCTCAAAAGTCTTGGAGATAAAATAGATATTGTCCAAGAAGGAAAGTGCGAGGGATCTTATACGGTTGATCTCTATCAAAATACAAGCAACAATGTTAATGACATATGTGATTGGCTTTGTGAACGTGGTTTTACCTGCAAAATAGTTCCAGACAATGTTGGCAAGGAAGCAGATGTTCATTTTAAGAGGCATAAATGATTCTTATTGCACATCGCGGAAATATTGATGGACCAAATTTAGATTTAGAAAACTCTCCAGAGTATGTCGATGCTGCAATAGAATCAGGATTTGATGTTGAAGTAGATCTTTGGGTACAAAAAAATAAATTATATCTTGGGCATGATAGCCCTGATTATTTGATTACTAAAGACTATTTGCTAGATAGAGAAAATTATTTGTGGGTTCATTGTAAAAATGGAAAGGCTCTTGAGACTTGCCTACATCTTGAAATGCATTGCTTTTTTCATGTGTCAGACGAATACACACTAACCAGTTCTGGGTATGTCTGGGGGTATCCAGGATCTGATATAGTGGGTCAAGACTTTATAAGTGTAATGCCAGAGTGGGATAATGTTACTAGCTTTTCAGGCGTTGCAGGTATATGTTCAGATTATGTGAGGAATTATGTTTAAAGAAGTTGATTACAGCAAGCACTTTGTTATTGGAACACCGCTGGTTGGCTGGAAGTGTGATCGTAATGAAGATATGACATGGTTGCAAAATAGAATTGACATTATGAATAGGTTTAATAATGCTACCTTTTTTGCAGCATTAGAATTAGATCATCGTGGTCTAGATCCTTTTGCCAAGGTTATTGATGCACTAAACGAGGTACACGGAAAGTATTGGACCTACACAATAAATGATTACGAACAAGAGGTTACATCATCAAATAGATGGATAAGAATTGAAACTGGTCGTAATCTAGTTAGAGAGTTTGCACAAAGAAGAAGAGCAATGTCGGGGCATCATTGGGGAGAGCAGACTTCACAAGATGAAGTTGTAAATTATGATGCTGTATTATACGTTGATTCCGATACTACATTAACTGCAGAGATTATAGAAAAGATGTTTGAAATTGATAGACCACTTGTTGGTGTAGATGTTCCTGCTTATGGATTACAAGGCAAAGAAATATCTAATAATCCTAAGATACAAGAACATTGGACAACTGCTGGTATGTTGTTGGTTAATTCTCCAGCCTATTATGATCTGCCCTGGTATCATAATGCATACTTAAATCTTAGTGATGATCCAACCTTCCAATCATTGGCAGAAAGATTGCCAGAACGTGATGCTGAAGGTAATCTATTTAATACCTATGGAATGACCTGGGTAAGAAAAGATATAAAGTCAGATCACAAGGGACAGTTGGTAGGGGTAGAGAAAAGAAAAATACCTAATAGAATTATTTAGTTCTCTTGCCATTCTTTTTAATGCCAAGTAGCCTTTGTACTTCCTTAACATCTTTAAAGGTAGTATTTCTTTTAGCACCACGATCCCATGACTGAGAAAGCTCTGTGTGCATACCGTCTGGCTTTCTCCACCATTCACCATTTGCAAAAATTCTGTGACCATCTTTTGTCTTATAACGATCAAGGATTTTGTTTAGAATTTTCTTTTCTCTTTGATTCATATGTGGCTTGCCGTCTGGTTTAAGAACGTCGTACCTAAGATCTACTGCTGTTCCAGACGCATGATTAGAATACTTGTTTACAAAGCGAGACTTCCTAAAGGTCCAACCGTCTACTGGACCCTCGTTTAATTTAAGTCTTTCTGGCATTTCAGCATTCCAATCTGCGAGAAAGGCAGCAAAAACAGGGGCAGCTCCCCGTCGCAACCTAACTGTTCTTTTTGTTCCTGGAATTTTTATTGCTCTTAGTCTTGGGTCTGCCCACTTTTTAATAACGGGCCAGCCATTTAGTGATTTTGCCATACGAATATTATACACCACAACTCTTTGTGATGACTATCACGACACATTTGTTCGACAACAATACAAAGTCCTGATATAATTGAGATATCCCAACAATCCCAAAAGGAGGAATTTACATGAAAACACTCATGCGTAAGATTGAGAATCTTTTCACAAACGCCACAAGCGAAGAAGAAAAGGCTATCCGTGCAATGAACCGCGAATGGACAAAGCAGAGAGAGGCCGCAGCAAGATTTGGCCCTCACCATGTCCAGGAGATTGATGCAATCTTTTCTCGCAATGGACTCTAGTCCTTGACAGCTATCCACGCTTCCTGTATTATTGGGGCGTGGATAAGTCATATCTAAGGAGAATAAATGCTTGATTGCAGGGGTATTCCAACCAGGGAATGTATAAATTGTGGCTCTAGCCTTTTTACTGTGCAAGTACAGTTTGATGAGGCATACGAAATTACCTCTTATCTACTTGACTGTGAGTGCGCTTACTGTCATACTAAGCTAACTGCTCCAACACCGTTGGACCTTATAGAAATGGATTAATATGCAAACATTTGTGCCCTGGCCCGACCTTGCAGAGTCTGCAACTATTCTAGATACTAAAAGACTTAACAAACAATTGCTAGAGGGCCGTCAAGTTTATTCTATTATCAGCAGCAACAGAACCACTGGTGGTTGGGTCAATCATCCAGCAGTAAAGATGTGGCGCAATCATGACAATGCACTTTATGAGTACCTTGTTGCAGTCAAGAATGCTTGTGATGAGCGTGGTATCTCAACTGAGAAAAACTGGAATGCCATCTCTGAAATGCATGATTGGAATTGGGATCGTGGGAGCAACGTCATAATGCCTCCATGGTGGGGTGATGAAAGAGTTCACGAATCACATCGCAACAACCTGTATGTCAAAGATCCAGAGTTTTATGCAGAGTTTCGTAATGCCAATCGCATTACCTGTTGTAAAGACTGCAACTACTTTTGGCCCACACATACGCTATACTATAATCTTGAAATGGAGGATGTTCTGCATGAGCAAGTTTCCGTACTTTGATATGTGTTTGCAGTGTGATCAAATGTTCGCAAAACACACCTCTACAATTGACATTTGCAAAGACTGTTTTGAAGAAGTAGAAATGAATCTATGGGGAATAGGAGTTCCAACAGAGTGAAAAAGGTAGAAGACTACACCGAAGAAGATAAGCGTGCCGTTCGTGATCTTGAAAAGGCGATAGAAAATATTCGTAAAGGTGCTGGCGGTAAGGCTGGCGAATCTTTAGAAGCCAAGTATGCAGAGGCATATCAGAAGTGTTATCGAATGGGTCTTAAGCAGTATAAATTGTATTGGTGTAAAACCACAAGGTAGCCATGGCTAGAGATCCATTCAAAAAACTTTTGTCTAATTGCAAAATGAATGCCGTTAGTCAAGACGGGAATGGACAATGGACAAAAATTAATTCATCAACAAACAGAAGAAGATTAGAAAAGACTGGATCATCTGTTGGTGGTGCGGCGGGTCCACAATCAAGGCCATGGAACCCTTCAAAATTAATGATTGATGAAACAGATCTAAAAGAAATATGGGACTTGCAGGGCGGAAGATGTTACTGGTTTAACATACCACTTGACCTAAACCTTCTATATAAGGATCACCCAGATTGGTATCCAAAACATCCACTCGCACCATCAGTAGACAAGATAGATGAAGCAGGAAACTATACGAGAGATAATCTTGTTATATGTTGTAGATTTGCAAATTTTGGTCGCAACATTTACCCGTTTGACAAGACACACCATTTGATAAAAATACTAGTTGAATCTTATCGGACAGAATTGACAGAAGAAAAACGGGACTATAATTAATATATGGTGCTAAAACAATGTTAAAGCCCTGTACCGTATGTGATAAATATATTGCAATGGCCCCAGAAGAAAACTATGACTTATGTAGAGAGTGTCGTATTAATGAATATAAATGGCGGAATAAAATAGCAAAAGAATTAGAAAAAGCTCTTGACTCTCGCACGCTTTTCGACTATACTTTTACTCGTAAGCAAAAAATACTAGACATTGTTAGGAGATACAATGGAGTTTGATGTGAAGGATTACACTGACAGTATTGACGATTACTTTGAGCAGAAGTTTCAGGACTTGAAGTGACTTTGGCATGAGCGTAATAGTACAAAACAATGAAGAAAAAGCTGCACACTTTGCTTCCATAGGATTTATGGACCATGCTAGTTATTATGCTACTATGGTACTCATTGAGGAAATAAAGAATCTACGGAAGGCAATAGAAGGTGAGCGAGAATAATGTTGAAGAAGATTGCGAACACGTTTGGGCTTTTTGGCGTTCCTGGTATGTTTGTGAAAAATGTGGAGAACAACAGACATAAAGTAGAGATTTGTACCTGCGAACATTGCAAGGACATTCGTAATGCCTACGCAAGTGGATATGAAGATGGATACGAGGATGCAAGGGAAGATTATGATGGATGATCCTGTTCCTTACGATCAATGTCCCGTTTGCCTTGATCCCATAGATTATTGCCAGGGTCACGGAGAAGTCGGGGATTACGAGGGCTTTCTTATTCTACAAGAAGAGGATCTATGATCGCTTGGTATTGGTCATGGATTCTTATGTCTGTCAATCTTACCGCTATGATTTTGGCAGGCAGAAAGTTGTGGTGGGCGTGGCTTGTTGGCGTATCTGCTGAGTGCATGTGGCTTGCCTATGGTTGGCAAACACAACAATGGGGCTTTAGCTTCTTTGCCCTTATCTTTGGTGCTGTTTATTTGCGTAATGCGTATAAATGGAAAACAATTAAAAAGCAGCACGACGGGCAGGTAGTAATGTAATGTTTGATCCTAATGATAGGTGGCTATTCTACCCATTTATTGTTTTTGTTGGCTGTCTATTTGCTATTGCTTTCATATCCACAATAGGGTAGAATGTTCCTATGTCTTTTGAATTGTCGCAAAATTCGGCGGCGGGTGAACTAGTATGAACCTCAACATCTTCTCCGACCTTTCTAGCGAACCTTTCATTGCACACATGCGAATCGCATGGCAAGATGGAATACGCAAGCAAACGGAGAAATATTGGCGTGGTGTATTAGAAAAAGAATGGGAAGATAATGCTATGCGAGCCTATAATAATGGGTATAAAGATGGATATGGTGATTCCTATATGAAGGGCTATTATGATGGTGCTACACGTTCTGGAAAGTACCACGATGATCTTGTTGAATGGATAGGGGATGATTTACTATGATGGTGAAGTGTTGGAACTGTGGAACCGAAATGGAAAAACGCGGGGTAGAGGAATACAAAGCCTCATTACTAGCTAATGTAAGAAAACTAGAAGAAGTATTTTCTACCGTGGGAGATAACTATAGGGCAAGTGCCTATGAAGATATTATCTATTTGATTGAGAACTTTGATGGATGATTATACTGAAGTAGAAGATTATGATTGTACCGAATGTGACTGGTCCTTGCATGTAGAAAAAGCCGTTTGGAATAAGTTCGATGACCACCAAGTAATACTAGACTATATACAAGATCAGGTCATGGATCATGCCAGACAAAACCACGGGGTAGATAAAAGTAAATCACTATTCCCAGTAGATAAAGACATAAGCATATATAGAGATAGTCCTTATGTTTATTATTCAGATAAGTCAGATTCACCTTTGAAAAAGATAAAATAAATAAATAAATGTTTATTGAGACTGATTTATTTGCATCAATGGTTTAGTGTGGAGGGAAATGGGTGATTGTGGATTTAAAACTAATTCATAATACATTATTGTGGCCCATTTGTCCTATTTTGTCATATATTCCAGCATGTTTTTAGCTCATTCGTAATACTTTTTGAGCTATTTTGATAATACATCTATAGGGCCAGTACATGTAGGGGAATATAGTATGGCTGCTTCTATACCCTGGCGAATTCTATCAAGGGGTTCGTAATCCTTATTAATATATAGAGCACCATAGGCATATGAAGACCCTGATCCTATTGCTATTTCACTATATTCTATACATTGGAAATCAGAGAGGTCTACTTCGTATACCCTGCCTCTTACCCCTACAATAAATGATGCATTTTGATCATCATCTTCTGGTAGTTTTATATTATTATCTATAAAGAATGATCTTAGTCTTGGTATAAATACCTGGCCCATATGTCTATCTATATTATTAGTTTTGCCAACGGCGGGGAATTCAAAATTATATACAACAGCTTGACCTATACCACTATTACCAGCATATCCTACAAGGTATGGACCACATTCAAATATTTTTGGGCGGGTAGAAGAAACAATAGTATGACTATCACTATGTCCTCTTTCCCCTCCTATATATACCTTACCCTCTGATACTATAGCTACTATACAAGTCATGAAAAGGCCCAGGATAAACTAAGCACCATCGTAATAATAAATAGAAAAAAGAATAACGCGCCTGCTATAAATGTAGTAATAATATCATCGCCTTTTTGCATATATCCTCCCTAGCAAATTCTACCAGCTTTCCAGCATTTTTACAAGTCCTTCGTAATACCCTTTTGTATATTGGGGCGCGTAGAACTTTCCAGGAATTTTGAACATTCTTCGTAATAGTTCTATTTGGGGTGCCGCGCCCCGCCCTTCAGCCTCACCCGAAGGGGAATCCACAAGAGCAAGACGAGTCCAAATTTGACTCCCACAGAATATCATTAATCATCATAGCCACTCCCCACAATTCATGATCTTCATCATGCTCTATCAACTTGATTAGTTGTATGTATTGCTTGTTGAGCATATCTAGATCTATGGGGCCAATTTCTACTGACACCCCTGCTGTTCCTCTTGCTGTTACCATCACCATTATTACTCCCCTGGTGAATGCCCCCCACGGCCCATACTCCGTGGGGGACACTCTATTGTTAGTCTAGCAGATAGTCTTTGCTGTATGGGTCGAACGCTACCTTGTCGGCAGGTATTTCCACATCATAGAGTTCCATGTTGTGATCTATCCCGTCTGCTAGGTTTCTTGCATTCCATACTACCTGCTGGGGTTGCTGCACAATGAATAGCGGTATCTGATATTTCCATTCACTTGGCATTACCCGATTGTCTGCGAATATGTCTATCAACTTGTATGCAATAGACTTGGCATTTATCCATGTTGCCATAGACCCACCTCCTAAGTAGATGATACACCAAGGGGGCCGAACCATCAAGGCCGACCCCCAGATGATGCCTCTCCTACTTGGAAGAGATCTTGGGAGCCTTCCGCAGAGCAGTAAGCGAAACATTGTCCACGAAGCGTCCCTGGCTGCGGATCACAACGCGATCAGACGAACCGAAGCGGGTGTCCCACTTCTCCAGGTAGGCGTAGGTGTTCTTGTTGTTGCGCTTTGACATATCTTTCTCCTTTGTGTAGTAATTACTTACAGGTGATATTCTATTGTATTGTCTACCCGCTTGTCAAGTGTTTCGGGTAGAAACTTATTCGGTTTCTAAAACATCAATGGAATCCCAATCAACATCGGACAGGAACCAATGAGGCTCGGAATCGAAACCTTCCCCATCTGTTATGTAGGAAGTCGGGGTAGCAGAGTTTCCAATTAGTTCCTTGGCTTGCTCTTCACTTTCAGCAGCAATAGATACTTGCCACTCAGAGTATGTACGATAATTAACTAAATAGTTATGCATTTGCTAACTCCTTAGCATTGTGCTCAATCTTTGGAGGGCAGTCATCATACCACGTTTCCGGCTCATCTGTCCACATTTCACACGGACAACTTTGATCTACTGCCTTGTGCTCTGCATGGCTTTCTGGAATATCCCATTCTTCCCAGGCAGTTACTTCTCCGTTGCGGAATTCATAGTCTCCACCCCAGCCCTGCTCTTCATCGTAGCGATGACTAAAGCCAAGTTCAGGGAACTTCTCTGACAATTCCAACAACATCTCAACCCACGGTGGCCCCCACGGGGACTCAAAATGATAAGTGAGTTGCCCTCTGCCCTCTCCGTCTGGACACCTCTCCATGTCTACCCTACAAGCGTCCCACTTCACGCCCCAATGAGTAACGTTCCAGTTGTACCAGTTGCCAGCGGTATCACCAACACGCTCACCGTTGATAGTTCCATTAGTGCCATAGTATTCATCTTGACTAACATTGTAGGGGGGAAGAAAGGGATTACGAATAGCCATGTATGTAAACTCAACAGGCTCAATCTCATAGTAATCAGTCCTTGTCTCTTTATCCCATTTGTTGATCCTGATTTCCACACGCAGGAACTCTTGCAACCTGTCAAGGTCAGCGTCGCTGCCGTAGGCATGTAAACTGTTGTAGACCCAGTTAGGCATAACCACTCCATCCATTAGTTGTTAGACATACCCTATCAGATCCCAGGAAAAATATCAAGTGTTCGTAAAAGAGGGATTTGGGGGGCGCGGCTGCCGTTGGGAGGGTGGGACTTGAACCCACGACCGCCAGCTTATAAGACTGGTGCTCTAACCGTCTGAGCTACCTCCCACCACTGTCTAAATCTTGTCTACCAATTCAAGGGGGACAGTGACATTCCCTGAATACTTGGAAGGATATTCTATACCATCTATATCGACAACAATCTTTGTCCTGTTTACCTTGACTACCTTTGCCTGCTTGCCTTGTAGGTACTTAGGTCGGGTATTCCCATTTAGTTGAACAAGATCACCAACAGAAAACTCCCAAATCTGAGGGAGTAGAGCCTGCTTGCGAGCCTGAACAGCCTTAGCAATCGTGTCCAGATCATTGTCATACTTGCCCTGCTTGATATCATCAATCATTATATCTTCCCCAATACATCAAATAGTCCTACATCATAGACGAAACGCTCAACATCATTGTGGGCAGTCTCGCCATAAAATAGTTTAGACTTTCTTATTCCATCTATTGCATAGGTAACACGGAAAAAGTCAGGGAAGGGATAGCCACCCTCCACCATGGCCCACACCTCTTGACCCTTCCAGGTAGTGTTCCAATTCTCATACAACTTGTCCCAACGGCTAACCTGTGCAACCTTGGGCCGCTTGGCGGGTCGGAATGTCCAATAGTCAGTAGTCATTAGTACGCTCCCCAGCATAGTTCTGAGTTGTCAATGCTAGATACATTATCCTTGTCTACACCATATTTGTCAACCATGACTTCACCCAACTTATTGACCCAGTTCTCTACCGTCCAATTCTTGTCAGGCGCACCCATGTATTCTCTGTGCTCACAAGACTGATAGTCATGGAAGCGAGTATCTAAATAAACTTGTTCAGGGTTGTAGGGGTCATAGTTGCTGCGAATAGTCTTGAACGGCTGCGGGTCACGGTACTTGTACCTTGGAGCCTTCCTGGGAATATCACCCCACGGCTTTACTCCATAGCGAGCACGCAGACTGCGAAAGTTCTCTGCAACCAACTGCTGCCCCACGGCTTGCGGTGACTGCTTGCTAATTCCTTCTTTAGTGATCCAATACGCCAGGGTATGAATAGTGGCGTGTGGCACTTCCCATGCACTCATGCTTTCTCCAATTCATAGACCTTACGATCAAACATAGCAACCCTACCAGAGTGATGAACGGGAGTCAAGTCATCTGCATAGACAAACGAATCAAACTTGTATGGGTTGTAGGTTATCTGCCTACCCTTTGACCAACCCTTGGGCTTATCATAGGTAAAGTTACCAGAGGCGTAGGCATGGACATTCTTTTTGCCCTCTTTCCTGACACGCTCACGGCCTGCTGGCTGCACATGAAAGGAAACATCTTCCAGAACCACAAAGTCTCTGTGTTGTGTCACCCTTCCATCCTGTCTAATAGACCAGATATTCTTGTGCAGATTCCAGTAAACATGAGACTTCACGATACTGCGCCTCCTAGGGCTAGATTGTGTTGATACCAGTCTTGCGTGTAGACCAGGAAGTCTACACCATCATACCGCAGGGTGTCAAGGTAGTCATCAAATTCATCTGCCTCAACTACCATCAAGAATTCATCTTGTGAATCATATACGTCCCAATAGAAAGGCTCTGCTCCCCAATCAATCTCATATAGTTTGATCACAGTTCATTCCCATTCTCATCTTGATAAACAAGATCATGACGGGAAGGTGGTGCAGACATATCCTCATACACCCAATCCTCAATGAATTCTAGAACATCGTTCACATCTTGTGGCAACCATTCTATATTATTCTGATTCATGTCCTGAATAATCGACGGTACATGATAAGTAACAGTCCTAATAACGTTGATACGTTCGGGTAGTTGGGTCATGATGCCTCCTGGATATCTACCATCTTGTCTGCAAGTGCATGGAAGAATCTACTACGATTAGGGTCATCTGTCAAGGACGCAAGATCAACCGCCAGCATTCGTGTTGCAGCAGTAAACCCCTTGATGAAGTCTACATTAGTTTGATACTGTTCGGGTGTGAAGTCATCCATGTAAACATCTAGTTCCATGCCAAGAGCAGTAACCTTGTCAATCATCATGTTCAGATAGTCCTCCATGGACACATACATCTCACCATCATGGTCTAGAACTCTACCGTTATGCATTATTCCTCCTGGGGTACGGGAAAGGTACAAACAATGGATTTTAGTGTATGAAGCAAGTCTACGTCAAGTGCTTCCTCTGGACTACCCTCCATGGGTACAGACCAACCAGGCCATACTCCCTCGTCATACATATGACCATCTGGATAATACATGTAAGAATCAGGTTCTACCGACCATGCTTTGCTGTCGGTGTTATACATAACTGTATAGTGAAACTCCATCTTTAGTCCACCACCAATTCAGAAGAAACGATAGAAGTGTGATCCCAGGAGTCGGCACCCGAGCGGTCGCAAACATCATAGTCAGACTCAAAAGCCCTGATAGCCTCATTCTCTGCCTCTTCGGGGGAAGACGCTTCCACCACCATCACGGCACAGTAATGACCTTGTACCTCTACCTCATATGTATTCATCTTAGTTCTCCTTTACCTCTACCTCAGAAACGTCGCTGTATTCTACCTTTACATCGGAAGTATATGCTTCGCCAATGTGAATGTCAAGTTCCTGGGCAATGTTATCTAGGTCAAGATCAAGGGGGATAACAAGTTCCACATCACCCTCAATACGAATACGACCATATACCTTGCGAGTCAGATCACGATTAAAGCAACCAGCAAGATCAGCGGCAACCTCTTTATCTATATCATTACTCCTGATGTATTCGACAAGGGCTTCCATGAAGTTATCAATATATGCTTCCTGTAATCTACTCTTCTCTAAAGACTTAGAAAGAATATTCTCACGGATTTGTGCAGATTCCTCCAGTTGAGAAATCTTGGCATTACCCTTATTCCAAAAATCTACCAGTTCGCCATAATTAGCATTGGGCTTGGTGGTAAGATCGGGGGTAGAAATATAATCAGTTGTTTCCATGACATACCCTTCACTAGTTGATAGACCTGATCCTATAACAGAATGTAAAAGGTGTCAAGAGTTTCCAGGAATATTTTTGGTCCTTCGTAAATCCAGGAATTTGGGGGCGCGTTCGTAAAAGAGCTTCCTTCACCGCGCCCCGCAGGGGTTGGGCAGTTTAGTGTCATGCCCAGGACTGTGGTTTTGGTGATCGCATCTGCCTAGATGCCTCCTTCCACTAACCGCGACCCTGATGGGATTTGAACCCACGGCCTCCACCGTGACAGGGTGGCGAGCACTCCGCTGCTCTACAGGGCCAAAGGGCAGTTTTATATCATGCCCAGGATATTTTATTATGCGACAGTGGCAGTACGCACAACACTTAGAATGTTATTCTTTGCGGTTGTGGTAGTAGCGTCAAGGCCACTAGCAGCAGCGAGCACAGACTCAGCATTGCCACCGCGAGGGTTGCGGTACCAATCCAGACGCTCAGTAAGTGCGTTGTATGCACCCCACGCAGTACCCTTGATGTTCTCGCAGGTAGGGCCGTTGTAGATATCGTTGAGAACGTCAATCTTGTTCTCCCACTTGGTCATTGCACCCTTCGCGTCCTGCTCAGGCTTGGGGTAGACGGCGGTGATAATCTCAAAGAATTGCTTATCGTTGATTTCCTTAGAGATCATTTCATTAGCCATTTTGTCGAACTCGTCAAGGTACTTGCTTGCAAGACCCAGAGCCTCACGAGCAGCAGAAACCTTGCCCTGCAAAGTCTGCGTGTGACGAATACGGAATGACTGCTTTGCACCACGACCCTTACGACCAACAGCGGCGTTGAGGGTGTTCTGGCAAACAACACGGACAGGGGTAACGCTAGCCTGAATAGCAAGCGAACCGTCGTGTGAAGTGTGAACCAGAAGGTAGTTGTTCACCTTGTCCTGTCGGCCCTTGGGGTCGAACTCGCTAGTGCGGTTGAGGGCAAGAGAGCCGAAAACCACGGTGCCGTTCTTGATAGAGCCAGCAGTCTCCCAACGACCACCGTCAAGAAGGTTGTCGCCAAAGGTGAACAGTTCCTCGTTCTGAAGTGGGCGGTAACGCTCACCGACAATGCCCAGAACATCGGACTCACCATCAAAGGGGTTAGTGCGAACCGTTGCAAAGAACTCCTTATGCGAACGGGCGGGAAGGTCTACAGCCTCTAGGCGAACGTCCCAATTTGCGAGGTGTGCAAGTTCCAACATCTCTTGCGTGCTAACTTCCTCGTCAATGACTGTACCCAAGCCATGCCAAGCGGGTTCCCGCAGGGAGGCAAAGGAAGCCATGTCGCCGTACTGTTCCAACATGTGACCCATGTGTTTCTCCTAACTAGTTGATTTGATGTGCCTACTTTATCAGTTAGGTCTGACACTTGTCAAGAGTTTTAAGACAGAAATTTCCAGGAATTCCTACTTCGCTTCGTAAAAGAGGGGTCGCGGGGCGCGGCCCTAGCTCACCCACACCATTTACATCGAACATCAAAAAGGTATTTAGATTCTGTCAGGGTAACTATGTCGCCACACTCTTGACATAGGTATTTATATTGCAATAGTGGTTTGATAGGTGCTTGATCAATGTGTTCCATTATTGTGCACTACCTCGCTTCACAATCCAGATAAGGGCTTGACATGTACGGGGAGTTAGACCGTGGTCAAATGAAACAACGCGAACCGCGTCAGTGAGTTCACGGTATTGTGTTTTATTTACACCCTTAGATGAGTCCATGCCTGCGGCCTTTATCATCCATGTATCTATGACTACCGCGTTAGTATCGCCTGCAATAGCACGAGCAAAGGCGTTAGTCTTGTCACCTTTCAGTGCGTCAAAGCCTAGTTCTAGTGCCTTGTTTGCCATTTTGAGATTGTTAGTCAGACCCGTGACAGGCTTGCCACTAGCAAATGCGAAAGCCTTAGCAACATTAGATGACCAACGCTCACGGGGAGAGAATGCGCTAACGACAGACGCACCGACCTCTAATGACTTTTCTAGCAACTCTGCAACATCTTCGGCTACCTCTTGTGCCTCGTGATACCACACAGAGGCTTGCTCTACTTGACCTAGCGTGGCTTGCAACACAAAGAAGTTGTAGGCGGCGATGGTGTCGGTGGCGGGGGTAAGGGTGTCAGTAATATTTGTCATGAGAGAAACCTATCAGAGTAGAGATTATTTGTCAAGAATAAACATGAGGCCAAGGAATAGAAATATAACTACCCCTACATAAGTAAGAAATTCCATCATTGCCACCCCTTGCTAGCGTGCTTGCGCTTGCGGGAATACTTAGACTTATTCTTGTGAGGCTGTGCAGCATTGCTGCGTCGCAGGTCCATGACCCTACGCTGATGACCATTGCTACGTCGTGAACTATTCATGATGATAATCTATCCTAATATTCCAGGAATGTCAAGGGGTGTTCGTAACGATATGATAACGGCGGGGCGCGGCTGCAACCATCCTGTAACCATCCTGTTATCATTCTGTTATCAAGTGGGCTTTACAATGTCATAGTGGTATGCTAGAGTCAAGCCATGATTAGATCAAATAGAAACATTGCAAGAAATGGACACAGGGGATGCTATTGCTGCTACCCCCGTGAGTCTGCTAAGATTATTCGAACCCGTGAAAAGCGGGAATGGAAAAGGGAGGTCAGAAATGGCTAAGTTCGATGTGAATGTGCAACTGACGGGCACAGACGGCAATGCCTTTGCTATCATGAGCAAGGTGTCAAAGGGCATCCGTGAGGCAGGGGGCGAAAAGTCAGACGTTATTGCCTTCCAAGATGAGGCCATGTCTGGCGACTATGACAATCTTCTGCGTACTTGCATGGAATGGGTGAATGTAGCATGAAGACTGTTCTCATGGAGGCGTACTGCCTGGAGGTTCACGATGAGATCATGCTTCAGGGCGAGATCTACAAGATCTACGATATCTCTGATCAGGCTCCCGATAGCTTTTTCTTCTACCTTGTAGATAAGAATGGAGATCGGGCAAAGATTGAGGTACAGGAGGATAAAAAAATTCCTCTCGTGGTTGTTGACAATCTTGCCGAAGTGTGATAGGTTTTGATCAAAGGGAGGGTGGAACAATGGTTGACAAAGAATGGGTGATCAAAACTAACATCCCTGGCATTGAGTTCGGGGTGTATGCAGAAACAGAGGATGACGCATTGGATACCGCCAATGTTGTCCTAACAGAATGTGTAATCAAATCAGTAACCTACGCTGGAGAGATGGAATAATGGGACTAGATCAGTATTTAGAAGCACGCCAATATGTAAGTAAGTATTCTTACACCCCAGATCATGAGCCTGTCGTGACAGACAGATATGCCGCGATTGCCAAGTACGCCCCCGAGGGCTTTGATGACTACTCAGACTTTGCGGGTATTCAGTTAGTCTTTCCCGTAGGGTATTGGCGTAAGGCTAATGCCATTCATGGTTGGTTCGTTGAGAATGTGCAAAATGGCGTAGATGATTGTGGGCAATACTTTGTGTCCCGTGAGAAACTGATTGCGTTGCGTGCCGCATGTAATAGCGTGCTCATGCTTCCTGTGGGTCATGTTTTGGAAGATGTGGCAGAGAGGGAAGGTCTAGCACCCACGCAGGGTTTCTTCTTTGGCTCCTATGACTATGATGATTGGTACATGGCAGATATCAAAAAGACAGTTTATATGATCAACAATATTCTCACCCTGTACCCCCAAGATACGCACGACGGTAACTTTACTTCATTTTATTACTCTTCTTCCTGGTAACAGTTTGATAACGGTGGGGGTATATGACTTGACTCTGTGCCCCCACCATGATAAGGTTCTAATAACAACAACGAAAGGTAACATTATGCAGATCACAGTTGGAGACACCTACACCACCGCCAAGTCTGGCGTGACGGGAGTTGTGCAGGAGATTATCGAAAAGCCGTTCGGCTACGTCCTTCGGCTTGATGTGGACGGTATGGAAAGGTTTACAACCGTCTAACACTCTCACAATAAATAAATAGGGGTTTTGCGTGGTCTAGCACTAGGTAAAAGCAGAATCGAATCAGAGTGCTACGTCTTGACAAGATAAACTGCTACCACATCTCCTGAGCATGAGAACAAACTGCTCATTTTTTCTTGGAATATTCCAGGGTAATTCTTAAAGGTTCGTAACAAGGTGGTAACGGGGGCGCGGCCCCTCACGGCTCGTCATAGTAGTCGTCATAGTCCATGCGAGCAGCACGGGCATAGTAGTAGTCCATGTCAGGGACGTAGTTGCAGCCAAGGCCATCGGTGTGACCGCAGCAGGGGTAGTCTTCGCATCGGGCCATGAGGTGTCCTCTCGTTGTTGGTAGCCAAACCATACCACACCCCTCTGACATTCCAGGGTAATTCTTAAAGCTTCGTAACACGAGCTGAAGGGCCGCGCCCCGCTGCCTATGCCTCCTCTACGTCTACGATACCGTCAAGGCGGATAGCGGTTTTAAACTCACCCCGGGACACGAGGTACAGGCACCCATGACGCTCTTCGGTGTAGGGGTCTTCCATGAAGTGTGGGGCGTGCCCGTACTTGCGGTCTAGCGTGGTGGTGACGTTGTAGTTCACTTTGTTCCCTTCGTTGGTTGATGCCATGAACATACCATATGGGTCTGACAATTTCCAGGGTTTCTTCGTAAGGTTCGTAACGCAAGAGCTTCAGGCCGCGCCCCGCCTGTGGATAACTTGTGAATATCTTCGTGACATATTCGTTATAAAACCTGTCCGATTTGCCCACATTTCCAGACCCCCGAATGTCAGACCCCCATGATAGCCTTGGGGCAAGTTAGAAAGGAGTAACGAAATGTTTGTTTACCTCGTTACCACGACAGACGGGTACGAAACCCGTGTCACTACCGCAGGCGATCCTACCGATCACCCTGCCTTTGCTGGTCGCGTCCTTGACGTTCAGACCTTGGGGGAGGCTGATCTTCATGCGGTCTAACCCCATCGCCCTTGCCATGGCGAACTACGTTCGCACCGTGGACAACACGTTTGGCCTAGTGTCAGACCCCTGTGCTAATGTTTCCTCATCAGATGAAAGCGAGGCTCAACATGGCTAAAATGGCTGACACTCTCACCACCGACACGGTGCTGGTCAATGACTGCATTGTGTGTGACACCCGCGAGCGTATGCGTGCGGAGGGCCGCAAGGCATGGTCAGTTTCTACCGCAGGGCAACCCCTCTGTGGTGAGTGCAACTACGAGCGAATGATGGAGATGGGCTAATGACTCTCACCGATGTTTGGCTGTCTGTTTATTCTACATTTCAGGACAATGCATTCGACTATGTGGGTGCGCCGTTCTACAACGACAACGATGGAACTATCCAACTGTGGAATGGTTCCAAGATGGTCACCTATGCGGAGGTTCCGTTCTAATGATCTACACACTTGACCGCTGCGAGTCCTGCAACTACCCCCTGCTGCAAGACCAGGAACACTTTGACCTAGGCTTTGGTGAAACAGGGCCACTCTGTAACGATTGTGAGGGATAACTAATGAAAGATCTACTTATCTACCACCCTGGCACGGGCACAGTTATTAGTTTGCGTGATCCCGTCTACCTTGTTGATGTTGATGTTCTTGATGAGGAAACCCTAGATGAACTTGAGCAAGGGGTACAAGTAGCACCACAGTTTCACAAGGGCTACATGCTAGACAACGACAACATGACCAACTTTCTGGAGGACTAATGTTAGATTATCTGTCATGGTGTCATGACGCACCCGTTAGGTTCCTTGACTGTCAGGAGCATGGGGTAGAATGTGAAGTGAAAGTTTGTATCGAATGTGGAGGGGACGCATGACTAAATGGCAAATGATTGACGGCGATGTTTCATGGCAACATTGCGGAAGGCCAGCGTATTGGCAAGGGGACAACGTGTATTGCTCAAAGTGTCAGGAGGAATTACCAGATGAGATCTAACCTAGAACTAAACGACTATGAGTTTATTGCAATGAACAACATCAAGCGTGCTGCACTTGCAATCTATGACGGGGATTACAACAGGGTAGAAAATTGTTTAGCAGAAGCCCTCCAATGTATGTATAAGGTGAACACATGAACAACGATCCAAACTTTTTTATCTACGCGCTTGTTGCGATACCGTCTAGCATTATTTTTATTTTGTTTTTTGTGGAGGCGATTAGTCAACTATGAAAGAAATAAACAGGGACGCAAATATAAGATTAGCAATCAATCACGTTGATGAAGCAATCAAAGCGTTGTTCGAAATGCATGACCACGAAACAATTGCAATCATGTCAGACCTTTCAGATTGTATTTGGAAACTTCGGGAACTTCGTAACCCTTCGTAAAAGAGTGAAAAACGGGGCGCGGCGTTATCCACAACCTTGTCCACAACTGTTGATAACTTTGTGGATATCTTTGCGACAATACTGTGACATTCGCAAATGTCCGAATTGGTAGTGTTTGTAGGTATTCTAGCGAGGCCCAATGTCAGACCCCCATGCTAGGCT